AACCGCAACCAAGCTAAAGACTTGCTTGCTTCCTAGTCAATATCTCTAACGAGACAAGTTTCTCTAGGCTATCCCCGTAGTTCCTACGGTTTTATTTTCGTTATATAATCTCAAACCTTCGTTGAGAATATTTATTGATGCATTTATATCTCTATCATGATGCGTCCCACAGACTGGGCAAGTCCATTCTCTTATTGATAATGCTTTCTTGCCATCTTTGTGACCACAATTAGAACATATCTGGCTTGATGGAAACCAAGTGTCTATTTTAATTATTTCTCGTCCATACCAATTCGCTTTATACTCTAATTGCCTAACAAATTCACTCCAAGATACATCTGCAATTGATTTTGCTAATTTATGATTGCTCATCATATTCTTGACTTTCAAATCTTCTAAGCATATCTGTTGGTTTTCCATGATAAGCCTATGAGATAATTTATTTAAAAAGTCTTTTCTTTGGTTAGCAATTTTTTCATGTTGTTTTGCAACTTTGATTCTGCATTTCTCTCTATTCTTACTTCCTTTTTGACAACGAGATAAATCCTTTTGTAATTTTCTTAATTTCTTCTCAGATTTTCTAAGATATTTTGGATTTTCAATCATTTCTCCATCAGAAGTAATTGCAAATTCCTTGATTCCTAGATCAATTCCAATTTGAGTATCTACAACAGGTAATTTTTCTTTTTCCTCTTGATTTACCAAAACCGAAACATAATGGTTACCTGATGGAGTTTTAGAAACTGTAACTGACTTTATCAACCCTTCAAAATCTCTATGTTTCTTTATTCTTATTAATCCAATCTTAGGAAGTTTAATATATCTATCTGATATATAAATATTTCCGCCTTGATTATTTGTAGTATAAGAGTAGTAGTGATTTTTCTTGCTCTTGAGCTTTGGAAATCCTACTTCTGGTCGTTTGAAAAAGTTGTTGTATGCAGTTTGTAAATTCATCTGTGCATTTGCTAAAGCAAGACTGTCAACTTCTTTCAACCATTCAAACTCTTTCTTATATTGAGCAGGTGTATTATTCAATTTCTTTTTTGTCTCTTTGTAGTAATCAATCTTATCAGAAAGCATACGATTATAGATGAATCGTACACAACCGAAACATTTTGCAAAATATTCTCTTTGTTCTTTGTTAGGATACAACCTATATTTATAAGCTATTAACATCTACAATCACTTCCTTTCTAAATAATTTGTTTATATTTCTAAACATAATGTAACACATTGCAAACACGATGTCAAACAAAATATTTATATTTCTAAACATTTTGTCTTGATAGATAAATTTATTATGGTATAATCTAAATCAAGGAGGTGTCATTATGATAAGTTATAAACCATTATTTAGATTATTATTAGAAAGAGATATGACAAAAACCCAATTAAGAAAGTCTGTCGGTTTCAGTGCAGCCACTCTTGCTAAAATGTCAAAAAATGAATATGTATCATTAGGAACTATTGATAACATATGCAAATTTCTTAATTGCAAAATTGAAGATGTTATAGAATTTCACCCTTGATTTCGTATGTAATGTTTCAATGTATTGCTACTTACTTCTCCAATCGTAGAAACAAAATATCCATCTGTCCAAAATGTATTTTCTGACCAATAATGTTTCTTTAGTTTCTTAGAATATTTCCTCCACATTTGGATAGTGGATTGTTGTTTTAGAACTCTTACTATTTGAAGTGGAGATATTTTAGGTATAGATTCAACCATCATATGAATATGATCTTTATCAACTTCCATTTCTTTAATCGTAAAATCATATCTCTTACTGATGTTGTACATTGTCTGTTTTATATCTTCTCCATATCTAATTAGGAGTTTCTTCCTATATTTACAAACAAATATAATGTGATATGCAAGAATGAATTTGCTATGATTTCTACTCTTATAATTTTTGTTTGTTTTATTTCCACTCATGTATATTATTCTCTATCTACATTTACATTCATCCACTAGGCTAAAGACCTAGTGGATTTCTGCTTTTTATCTTTAAAGTCTAAGTTTGGCTTCGATTATTTGTAATCGAGCTTCTAGGTCGGCTTTTTCTTGTTTGACTTTGGTAAGTTCTCTTCGTGTTTTTTGAATCATGTGAGTATTTAATGCAATAAATTCTGTATAGGAAACACCATATTCTGTTTCAATATCGACCTCAACATCTTTGCCAAAACGCTTTTCAATATCTTCCTGTACGAGCGGTCTATGTGTTACTACAGCGAATTTATCAGCATCATAACCCTCGGATTCTAAGATGTCTTCTGTTTTATGGGCACCAAATCCAAAATGAGTTTTCTTACCATCGTAATCTCCAATATAATTGAACCCTATAGGATTTAGATTCATATAGAAGTCTTCATATTGATCAAGAGTTGTAAAGTTTTCTTTAAGATTTTCGTCCGAAGTAGATATGCTGTGAGATGCCCAGATAGACGAACCATAAAGTCGCAATTGTTGACTATCATCACCGACACATACACCTCCCCACGATGTTCCACGTGCAATTTGGTACCCATGCGCCCAATAAAAAGATTCGCTATCAGCACCAATGACAACTGCACCAGAACTATGCACTTCTGAGCAACAAAGCCAACCGTCCGCTACAAAATCTGTTGCATACAAATTTCGATAGCATTTGACTCCTTCTGAAACTGACATTAAATAATAGTCCCCATCAATACCAAATTTAAATCCAGTTGAATAAATTTCAACATTATTTGACGTACCTTGTATTCCTATATGTCCGTTTATTATAGCGACAGTATCTCCTTCATCTCCTAAATTTCCAGTTTCGATACTTCCTCTTATGGCGGCATTTTCTGCCCACAAAACTCCATCATACCCAACTCTAAAAGGAGCAGAATTGCTATCTTCAGCACCAGCCCAGAAAGCCTGATTTCCACCAATACCAGATGCATTACTTCCGCTGTTTGTCATCAGATATGTTGACGTAATATCATAGCGACCAATCTTACCATTCGTAGCAGTAATTATTCCCGTAATATCTGCATCTGTGGCAGTTAATTTACCAGTGTGACTAACCTTAAATACGGCACTATTTCCGTTATCATTGCTTGTTGCACCCGCCCAGAAAGCATAAGCACTTCCGTACTTACCAATACCTGTATATTTACCAGATCCTGTCGTATACATCTTATTGCTAATTATAGTCCATCCCGCAATACTACCATTCGTAGCTGTAATCTCACCACTCAGGTTCGCATTCTTGGCAATCAAATTACCATTTGCATCCCAACTTAAATTAGGACTCTGAAAACTACCATCGCTCAGATTCAAAAATGATCCCTGCGTACCACCAGAAGAGATGTAGTTGCGAGATTTAATGGCATCTGTTGCGATTTTGTCTGCTGTAATAGAACCAGTGTAAATCTTGCCACCATTAATCCAAGTAGTATTAGTTGTCCAATTTCGCACTAAAGACGCTTGCGTTATATAATCACCAGGGGCAGGTGCCCAGTCAGTAGGATTCATTCCTGTTTCTAATTTAACATTTGTTAAGGTTACATCCCCAATAGCATTAGAAAATGAAAAACTTAATGTACCACCATCTACTGTTGCTGTGCTTTTAATCCTCGTTGTATATTTTGTATAAGAGGTTGTTAAAGTAATTTCATCACCACAATCTGCGACTGATCTACTTGGTTTAATTTTTTGACCAGCAACAGATGATTTTGCAATAAATGAAACAGTATATGTAATATTTGCTTTCCAAACATTTGCTACACCCCAAAAAATTCTTCCACCAGCAATCGGAGTAATTACTAAAGCTTTTCTATATGTGGAATCGTCAATTACTTTTATTGCTTTACATTCACTTGTAATATTGGCTAGACCATTCATCATGTTACTATTTTCAATCAAGTTAGTCGTACCACTAAAAGTAACCAACCCCTTGAAGTTAATCCTTTCAGCAACAAGATCAGCAACACGATCAGTTAAAGTAAAATTACTAGAACTATCTCCACCCTTAACAATCCACTCAAACTTCTTAGCAGTCTGATTAGCAATAGTTTCTACATTTACAATCTTTCCGTTTACATCTTCTGGTGCTGGAGTCCAATCTGTGGGTTTATTGCCTTTTTCAAGCTTAAAATTTCTTACATATAAATCAGATTGATGATTACCGTGGATTGCTAACCACATATGATTTTTAGTCAAACCTGTTGGGGTAGTTATTGTCACAGAAACTCTTTGCCAATCTTTAGTAATACTTACATCGGTATTCTTTTGTACAACACCCGATCCATACCAATTATTATCTGAGATGTGAATACTTACAAACGGAGCATGTGAATCACTCGTTCCTTTTATATCACAGCTAAAAGTTATTGTATCTCCACCATTAATTTCCATTATTGTAAAATTATCAAAAGCAAATGCAATTCCGTTATTTGCATTACCTTCAGTTGGCGTTATGATATGAAATCCATCGTTTGTATATTCTTGTATATTGCAGTTATTACAGATAAAGTAGTTATCACATATAAGCTTTTCCCCAATCATAGAAGAATGTTTCAGTAAATTCCTACCGCCAATCTGCAAATCATCAAAATCATCCTTAGTCGTATAAGTCTCGCCAACTCTAGTCTCAATACCATCGACTTTCTTTTTCCATGTAGCATAATTGCTCACAAACTCATCAATTTTACCAGAGCCACCAACAGTGCTCATAACTTTTTGTACGCTACCGCTAACACCATCAATATCAGTAGTATTCTGGACTAACTGATTTGTAATATGTGACTGTCTAGCAACAGGTGTGCCGTAGTAACAATTCATGAGTTGACATTCTGAAATGGCAGAAATAGTAGTACCTAATCCAATATATTCACCACCAGATTTTTCATTTAAAACTACCTCAAGACAATTCCAACCTTGGATAAAACTAAGCGTTAATGATTCCCCACTACCAGTATTACATGTATCATCTCCGCCAATTAATTTGCCATTTAAGTACAAATGTGCTCCATCGTCATGCTTAAATGTAATCGCAACACTTTTAGCAGCAGAGAACTTCACAAAAGTAAGAGCGTAGCCAATATAGTTATCTCCGTAAGCCCAGCTTTTCCCAAAATCCGTATCATTAATCAACACACTCTGGCTAGGTGTAAGATCTGTATTCTTAGCAAATACATCCATTGTACTCTTACCTTGATATTCACTTGTAAACAAACTCTTAGGATAAATCTCATATCTCCATTTATTAAGTCCTTCGTTTGCTTTACCAATATCTCCCTTGACTAATGTTAAATCTTGCTCATAAGTAGTCTTTTCCACTCTTTGCTCAATAGCTTGCTTGTTTTTATCCACCTTTAAACTCACGTCAGATATTTCTGATTTTGTAGATAAAATCGCTGTTTGAAGATCCTCTGGAGCAGTAGAATAACCTGTTGCAGAAGAGCCTTTTTCAAGTTTAAACTCAGAAAACCAAACAGTTCCAGCTGTTAAAAGCTTAAAGATAATGGTTATACTATATGCACTTGTTGCTTGATGTAATTTGATTTCATACTTTTGCCAATTGGTTGTAAGTGTTCTTGTAGTATCCGCACCATAGGCATCATATCCCCATCTAACAATAAAATCAGTCGTAACACTCGCCTTTGCGTAAAATGATAATGTATAATTTTGATTTTTGGAATGAAGATTGTCAGAAGTCCTTTCAGAAATACCCCATGCAAACCATTCGAGGTCATTACTTGAATTCTTATCGCCATTGGCGGCACTAACAGTCTTTAACGTGTTGAACCCATTATGCTTTGTTGAAGTGTCAATTGAAGCAACAAGATTCGTTCCTCTAGTATGTAACCCCCAACTATTCGTTGTTCCAGTAATGGCTTCATCAGTCTTAGCAAAATTACTATTCCAAAGTAAATTCCTACCATCACCAATATCACTCACATCATAAATCTTAGCAATACTACACGTATCATAAAAACTACTATCACTAGCCACAGCTCTGAAAGTAACCATAGTAACAGCATCACTGTATAAACTACTATCTTTGCTAACAGTCAACACATTATTACTGATCATCAAGCCTTTCTGCCCACTCATAACATCAGCGAAGCTAACTCCACCATCAATACTGTATTGCCATTTACCGAAATTGATTTCGCCTTGAATAGTAGGTTTGATTGTGATTGTGTCTGGTGTAAATGTTTTACCGCCATCTGTGCTTTTGAAATATTGAGATGAAGGTGTGATTGTGAGGTTTTTGGCGTTTTGCCCTTTATCCCCATATACACCAATAACCTTAGGTGTACTAATAGGTTCACTCGTACCATCTGAATATTTAGTCTGATAACAGTTCCACAAATACTTTTTATCAGCAGTTAGTTTTTGAGTTGTAATGTCTGTACTCCAACCAGAAGTAGAAGAAGTTACTCCAGAGGCTTGAGATGTTGCTAAGTAATATTGAACTGTTTCAGAAACTCCACGACCTTCGAGATCTTCTGGATGAGGTGCCCAAGGTGTGTCTATTATACCTTCTGTGAGTTTGAGATTTTTGATGATTGAATAACCAACTTTTGAAAGGGCGTCACCAAACATATATATTACCTGTCCATCTAAGTTTGGCAATGTTGTACCGCTTGTCATTTTTAATGAAACGTGCTCCCATGTTTCATTTCCTAAAACTTTACAAGCAATATCATTCGCAAAGAACACTTTTTGTCCACCGCCAGTTTTGATATTGTGTAAAATTTTCCCTGATCTATTTGTTTTAATATCGTAAGATAAAGTATAAGTAGTTGATGCTTTTAAACTCTTAAGCATCTCATAATCTGAAAAATCGCAAAATTGCCATTCATTAGACGCAATTGGTTCTGTACATATTAATTTTACAGCATTTATACTGTCCTCCGTAGTAATAGATTCTACAGAATATTTTCCAGATGCTCCCATATTAACCCAATGCTTACTACCTTGATTAGTTTCTCTCAGCATATTAAATGCAAACTTCTCACCATCAACTCCCTTGTAACTTACACTATAAGAAGTAGTATCTTTCCCATCAGAATACTTAACATAAGTCTTAGTCCACAAATACTGCCCTTGATCGCAACTTGGCATTGTTGTGCTCCATGTACCTGTAGGAGCAGTAGTTCCACTTGTACTAACTTGATAAGTAACCTCTGTCTTACTTACAGTCACAGAAGTTCCATTTGTGCCATTCGTACCTTTATAAGATACAGAATACGCTTCAGTCTTATTACCATCTGAGTATTGTACTGTAGTTTTAGTCCAGAGATATTGACCATTATTAACTGTTGGAACAGTAGTTACCCACGTTCCTGTAGGTGCTGTTGTACCAGAAGTTGACGTTTGATATGTAACTGATTTAGATGTGATTTTTACGGAAGTACCATCTTGACCTTTTTGCCCAGTGTCACCCTTATCACCTTTAACTTTTACCCAGTTATATTTCTTAACATCAGTAGAATCAGCCTCAGTATAATCAGTGTAACTTCCCATGTAAATTCCAGTATCTTCACCAGAATTACCAGTAAATGTTTTTCCACCATCATTACTATATTTCACATGGAAGTAACTTGTTTTACCATCTTTACCATCTGTTCCAGGTGTTCCGTTTGTTCCGTCTTTGACAGACTGGGTATGAGTACCCGTTGCATCTACAATAGAGATTGTCGTTGTACCCCCTGTTTTTGAAAGAGATACTTTTGGAGAGATACCGTCTTCACCATTCTGTGCCATCACAACAACATCACTCCATTCAGAACTTAAAATGGTATCTGTTGCTGTATTAGAAGATGCAGTTGCTAAAGTAACATATAATGGATTAGTACCATCTGGAATCTTCTGACTCCACCCATTATTAAGTCCACTTGCCACGCCTGTACTAAATGTATAAGTTACACTTGCAGAAGGCTTGCTTGGTTTACTTGTGTTTCTTTGATATAAATAAATTGTTGCAACATTCAATCCTGCCTTACCATCACTACCAGTCTTACCATTCTGTGCCAATACTACAGGTGTAGACCAAGCAGAAGTAGTAATAGTAGCCGTATCGTTTTTACTAGAAACAGAAGCAACAGTAACATATACTGCATCGGTACCTGTTGGAATTGCTGTAGACCAACCATTATTTAAAGTACCAGTGATTTTTGTTGTAGAGAACGTATATGTCAATGTATTACTTGGTTTGCTAGGAGTAGAAGTTGCTCTTTGATATAAATAAATCGTGGCAGCATTCATACCATTTACTCCATTGCTACCATCAATTCCTCTATAAGATACGCTGTATGATTCAGTTGAATTTCCATCTGAATAATTAACGATCGTCTGTGTCCATAGATATTTTCCTTGAGCAACAGTTGGCACATTACTTTGCCATGTCCCAGTAGGTTTTGTTGTTCCGCTGTCTCCAACTTGATATTTAACAGAAGTGCTAGTTGTTTTTACAGAAGTACCATCACTACCATTTTTACCATGATAAGAAATAGAGTAAGATTCTGTTTGGTTTCCATCACTATAAGTTACAGATGTTTTTGTCCATTGATATTGACCTTCTGGAATTGTCTGAGGACTTGTCTGCCAAGTACCTGTTGGGATAACAGTTCCACTTGTAGATAATTGATATGTAATACTTTTGTTTATAATTGTAACGGAAGTACCGTCTTTACCTGCAATTCCTTGTTCGCCTTGAGGTCCCTGAATACCTTGAAGTCCACGTTCTCCTTGATCGCCTTTCTTTGCACAAGTCCAAGTAAGAATTTTTTTAAAAACAGTACCGCCAACAGTAATAGGAATCTCAATTTCTCCGCTATCATTTGGTAAAGGATTCCCATTAACAACAGAAATCGCAATAGCTGTATCTGTTTTAGCCACTGCGATTCCTTGTGTTTTTGCTATGTCTCCGATTGTAAAACCTGTAACAGGTTTTGCCCCTTTCATAATAGTAATTCCAGAGGTGTACGCCTGTTCAGAAAGTGGGTTTCTATTCTTATCTGTAGCAAAAGAAATATTTTCATTCTCTAAGAAGATAGTATAAGCATCTTCACCTTTTTTACCATCCGCACCTTGTATTTTAGTCCAGGCATATTGTGTAGGATCATTTGATTCTATGGAGCTTTCATTATTGTAAGAAATACCAATATAAATCGCCCCATCAGGATCATCGGTCATTCCTGTACCATTTGCGGCTTTGGCATATTTAATCCAAGTGTAGAGAACCTTACCGTCTTCTCCTTGTTGTCCATCTTTTACAAATAAGACATCTAATGTATTACTTTCTAATACCATTTATAGTTTTCACCTCCAATTCAAAATTAGTTATTATGCATTTATTTTCTCTATCTAACTCAGATTTCCACTGAGCATTTAATTTTTTGATTTTGTTTATCTTTTAATGAAACTGTTAACCTTGCACCAGTTCCAATTTGCTTCCATTCTGTTGATCCGCTTGATTGCTTGTACCAGACGTAGCTTTTGGCAGTAACTTCCTTACTTCCTTTCAGAACTTTGCAAGTACAAATTGTTTCCGTATAAACAGTATTGTTGTATTCAAAAGTAGTTCCGTTGCTACTATTTGCGACAACAGTGTAAGCAGAAGCTCCATCTGTAACTTTATATAAAGTCATAACATCATATTTAGATGTATCAGTACATTCCACTTTGACAACCACTGTTTTTCTGTTTGTCATATAAGAACTTGGGATTGTAATTTGTGATTTATCTGAAGAAATGTAAGAAGTGTTTTCGATTCCATCAACATACCATTTGCTGATTTCTGCACCATTATTTACCGTTGCAGTTAGAATAATAGATGTAGGAGAAATACCTGTATCGGTTTCTGTAAAGACTTGTTGCCCTGTAAGAGATACAGAATCAATAGCTGTGTTAAGATTCGCAATGTCTTCTGTTAGTTGGTTTAAACTACTGTTGATAGATGTCATAGTTTTCGTATACTCAACTCCCCACAAACCGCCTTTGCCATCATAAATCTGTGTGATATCAACTCCGCCTTGTGCGTTCGCTTCAACGATAGGAAAGTTTAGCTTATCTTTAGAAACAGATTTATCTCCAAGCATATTGTTTACAATCAATCCATCAGCAATCGCATCCTTAGTAATGCCTTGACTTGTCATGATCGTTGCACCTTTATCGTCTTTGATAATAATGCTAGGATTTTTGTTTGTATCATAACCAATTTGAATTCCAACATTGCCTTCAGTGTCTAAGAATTGCATGGCAGACCCGTTCATTATAAAGTTGCCGTTCTCAGATAGGATACGCATTGTATCAGAAATTGTAATATCGCCTGCGGCTAAGTCTCCAATTGCCATTTTGCCTGCAATACCATTGATGATCCATGCAGAATCAAACTTAGCATTTGCTGAGGATAAGTTGAATACAATACCTGTTTCTGTAGAAGAAGTACCGATGATTGCAGAGTTAATATTGGCAACGTCTGTATTTAACTTTTTAATATCAGCTGAATTAGCAGCAATATATTCTGAGTTAATATATTTGCTAAACAACTCATTAAACTCAGCTTTGTCGCCAGTGATATTACCGACATTAATTACTTTATAATTCAGATAATCTCCAAACAATTTGTTAATTGTTCCTTGATCGCTCAACACATTTTGTACGCTATTGTTCACTGCATTTCCAAACAAAGAACTATTTGTCATTCTCTGAAGCATGTTAGTCATATACTCAACAGAATCTTTAGAGTCGCCCGTTCCGACAGAAATACTATTTTTCTGAGAAGCAGCAGTATCGTCAAATAGATAAGAGAAATCATCCCT